GCATCCATTTTCGCCCTGTATCCATATACACGGACACGAGCGGCTTTGACATTACCGTTGCCAGTTCCTTCAATATTAATATGAAAATTATCGGTCGCAATTATGCCAACATATCCGGTGTTTGGGTCTGCTGTGAGTGGGTCTTCACGGCTGAATGGTATTCCACCGTCAGGAGTCATAGCGGCGTTGCATACGATTTGGCTACGGGCTGATGCCATAACGTTGGAGTTGCTAATTGACCCGACTGTGGTTCTTGATGTGACTGAGATTGAACAATCAACCACTGTTGAAGTTCCAACGATCGCGTCGGGTGCATCAGGGTCAAGATTTACCATTGTGACTACAAACACTTCACGGTCAAGTGGTGATAACTGAAGGGATATTTCGTTCGATGTAAATGTGTTAGCGGCAGATTCTGTAACTGCGTTGCTAATCAATACGGTTTCACTGGTCTTCTTTAGTGCCATAGATCTCCGAACCAGACCCGGTGTATAAATGTGCCCGCCAGCACAAAACCCCTATCCTTTGAGCGAAGCGACCTCGGACGGGACCGTCGCCCGCCCTACCACCCTTGACAGTAAGCCGAATGATATAGTCATTAGGCCACTTTCTAAAATCTTGAGCCGTACGTACATATACTAAAACCTCCTCGGAGTGATTGATGAGGGTACAAAAAACAGTTTCATTAACGCCAGACACGATGAATATCACCAAAAAGATAGAGGTTCAGTATCATTCTGGCTTCTCTGGGTGGCTTAGAGCGATCATAAGACAGTGGGATGAGGAGTTTGACCCTGTAAAAACTGAATTATGGTACAATGCACTAACTAAAGCAGTCAGAAATCATGAAGATATGATGATTATTCTTGAAGACGCATCTAATATTCGCAAGCAAGCATCATTGGGGGACTTTTAATGAAGATAATGTACGGAATTTGTCAATGTATTGATGATTGGAGGAAACCGAAGTCAAGGATTTTAAAACATCTAGAAGACTTTGGGCCTGAAATATGCCCCAATTGCGATGATGAAATTAATTGGTGCAATGCGCCAGGGGATGATGAAGAATGAGTCCGATAGATCATTACTATGAAGTTCTGGATTATATCAACGAACTTGAAGTGAAATTGTCGCGTTTACCTGCTTCAAATGGCGCACCAGTTGATAGAATAGATAACTATCACCAAATATCAAAGAATCTACATGAATTATTGAAACTCGCCACAGTTGCGGATCGCGCCCATTGGAAGTCATTGGAAGAAGTTAATCCAAACACTTCCAATAAAACAGATGGCGAGGAATAACCAGAACCACTCCCAGCCATCCAGGTCAAGTGATAGACGAGTAGAGCCATGCTCCAGAACTATATCTGGAGTTGACCCTACTTTTTCCAATGAATCTTCAGCATGTGCCTCTTTAGTGTCACTGGATTCTTGAACTTCTTTGAACACTGTGGGCATTGGATCATCTCTTAACCAACTTCCATGCGGCTTTTGATGCGTTCTTGAATCCGTCCTGCTTCCATCCGCCTGACTTCTTCATGTATTTTCCTTTGACTTTCTTGAATGCCTTTGAATATGCTTTGTTCGAAGAGGATGCTTTTCTTTTTGGTTTGTCCTGGATCACTGGTGACGCCTGGTTAACTGCACCCGAACAACCGATGCAAGAATTATCATGCGCCATAGATCGTAACGCTTCATATTCCTCAAGGGATAGTGTGACTTCAGCCAACTTCAGCACCTCCGAGTTATCTTAGCAATGTTCATTGCTGTTGCCACTGCAGCTGCTTTGTATGCTAAGGTTGGTTTGAAGATTATATTTAGTGGGTTAGAGGAGATCCTTCCGGCTGCTCGAATCAATTTAGCATCATCCCTGGCACAACATCCCTTGTCGCCTCTGGATGCACAGCGTTTATCGTGCTGTCTACAAGCGCGATCCAATACATCGACGGCTTTGGCGTTCCATGAACCCTTGTAATCTTGGGCATCGACCTTTTGACCACCGGTCCAGCCGGGGCCACACCAGTTGCCATGTATCTTTACCAGATTAATCACCGATCACTGGGATAGTAATTCAGACTGGACCATTGCACTGTAACCCGCTGCATCCATTTTCGCCCTGTATCCATATACACGGACACGAGCGGCTTTGACATTACCGTTGCCAGTTCCTTCAATATTAATATGAAAATTATCGGTCGCAATTATGCCAACATATCCGGTGT